TAAATGCACCTTTCAATTTCCATTGTTCAATCTTATCACCAACTGGTCCTAATAAATAGAAATCAACATCTTTCTTATAGAAATCAGCGTATCCATCTCTACCAGTAATTGATTCATGTCCTAAACGAATCCACTCCATTACCGCTTGTGCTCCAGAAGGAACGATTGGGTCATAAAGTGTGATAGTGATATCTTGCCACTCACCTTTACCTTTCAACTTTCTCTTTACGTTGATATGGTCTAAAGTTACGGTTTCAAATTGAATTGTAGGTCTATTTGCTGCCTTTACAAGATATGAAGGGATATTATCTATCTCCATCACATATCTATTTTTCATCTTCGGTTCGAAGTTCGTATAGAACATCTTATCAAACTCTAATATTTCTGCCATTTTTTATTCCTTTTATTTGTATTAATAAATATCTACTTTATTGATTTTCGTATTATGCGTTAAAACTTGCTCCAGTTGGTAAGATGTTGAAATCTATTACGATAAATTCCGCTGTCTTAGCCGGTTGTAAGAAAATTTGTCCTGCTAATATGTTTCTATCAATTACATCAGGTGTATTGTTTGATTCATCCATTACAACTCTAAATGCGTATAAACCTTGTCTTTGTTGAACTGCCTCTAAGTAAGGGTTCACAGTGTTTAAGAATCTTGCTCTAGTTGTTGCTGTGTTTTGTTCGAACACTAAGAAACGAGATGTAGATGCTATAAACTTCTTAAGAGTGATAAGTAATCTTCTAACATTGATTCTATCTAAAGCTGATGCCTTATCTTGCAATGTCTTCTGTCCGAATGCTACAATACCTTGTCCAGGGAATGCTGCGATTGGGTTTACTTTATTCTCATATAGAGTATCTCTTTCAGAATGTGTTAATCTATTCAATACTGAAACTGCTCCACTAATACCACCTCTATTCAAACCAGCAGGTGCGAACCATTCAGCTGCCAATCTATCGTTTGCAGCGAATACAGCCGGCATCAATACTGATGGAGGTACACTCATTAATTTATTACTATTAGTATCAACTGTCTTAACCCAAGGGTAGTAAGTTCCAACGTAGTTAGAATCTACTGAATTTGCTTCTTCGGTTGCTTCAGTAATTGTTGCAGTTGCTGCCACAAAATCAGCGATGTAGAAACAATCTTGTCTATCTTCAACCATATCAATTACTTTTGTAGTAATAGATGGGTGTAAAGAACGAATGATACCAGGAGTTACAACTAAGTTAATATCGTATTCATCTGCATTTGATACAGCGTTAATTGCTTTTGTATATGCAATTGAACCATTAGTTGAGTTATTTGAACAGTTAAATCCTTGCGTATTTGCTCCAGTTATAGATGTACCTAAGTTAATTTTTACAGTTGGTGCGTTACCATCAAATCCATATTGGAATCCTAATAAAAATTGTCTTTTAACCATATCAGTTGCTGCCGAACCTGTCATTACATATGATAATTGAGAATCAAATGCGAAATCAACGTTTGCTCCAACCAATGCTCCAACAGGAATTGGTTTTAAGTATTGTTTGTTATCATCGGATGCACCAACAGTCTCAAAATCAAATCCAGAATAATATATAGGAGATGATGATGTGTTATTTGCCGAACCAGTTTGGTAAACTACCGCAGGTACTTTAGTTGTATCTGCTACATTTGTTACTATTGGGTTTGTATATGCTCCATGTCCAAATGGTGCTGATGAAATCGGGAATGAACCTGCCTCAGCTATTACTACTCTTACATATTTTGATTTGTTTGAGTAATCTCCATTTTCAGTTATCTTACCATTGTTATCAATCGTATTCCATCTATCACCAATTCTTCTAGCTATATAGTTAGGAGAAGCAGGGTCTAAGTTTACATTATTAAATGTTTCTACAACACTCTTTCTCTTATCAGTATCACTATATCCTCTTACAGTTACAGTGAATACAGAATAATCAGTTGCTCCATCTTCACCAGCTGCCTTTACGTTTGAAATACCAATTTTGAATTTAGTATTATATGGAGTACCATGTCCTAAAGTTACAAACTTAAATAAATCATATCTAACATTGTTATTATCTTTTTGAGATTTAACATATGGAGTTTCTGCAGAACTAATATCACTATAAATTTGTGGAGGTAATGCCGATGCTGATACAAATGTACCACCTTCAAGCCCCATCGCAGCGTTAGTGTAATTAGTTGTTGCTATATTTTTAAAATAAGCGTAAGTATATGCTGTTTTAGCTCCGAATGGAGAAGAACCAAATGTATCTACTACATCGTTAGTAGCAGTTTCTAAAATAGATGCTGATACAAATCCAAATGAAGAAGATACTACAAATGAACCAGATGCAAATCCAGGTCCTGCACCTGTTACAGTTGGTGTTCTGAATCCTACAGCCTCATCACCAGTTTCAGTTGAATATAAAACTCCAATAAGTTTTTGTCCAACCAAACCACCAGATGCAAATATACCAACAGGTAAATTTTGAGTATAACCACCAATACCACCAACTCTTACGATGGTAGCACTTCCAGCTTCTCTTAAATAGTTTTGTACTGCATATTCAGTATAATAAGTTCCATCAGGAGTTCCGAAGATATCTTCGAATTCTGATTGCGTTCTAACAATAGTTGGAACAAATGCAGGTCCTTGCTTAAAAGGTCCTATAAATGCTGCTCCAATCTCGCCTACTCCTTGTGCTAGGAAGGAAAGGTCATTTTCTCTTGTGAATACGCCGGGTGATACGATTCTTTCTGCCATTTTATTTTTCGAATTTGTATTTTAAGTTTGTAATTAAGAAAATCCAATATAATTACTTATATAAATATAAAGAAAATGTCCAAAACACAAATTTGTTTATAAATCTGCACTTTGGACATTTAAAGTTAATATTTTTAATTAAACCACTAAAGAACCAGTAGGTTCTATCGATGAACCTGATGTAGGTGACCAAGGTAAATTAACTGCCTCAACGCTACTAATAATAGATGTTTTTTCTTTTATTTGTGTGTTGATTCTATCTGATATATGGTCCCAATAGTTAGTTGCTCTATTTGAGCCACTTACATATCCTTTAATCCAATCCAATACAATTTCTTCTGTCAATTCATTGTATGGTACAAAATTATCAGGATTAATTTGGTCTAATGTAAACGGAGTTGCTCCAGTAAATAAACCATCGTTTCCATTTTCATCTATTCCTTTAACTTCCCATCTAGTACCAATTATAGCGTTATCTACACTATCATTGGTTGTTTTTTTAATTTGAGTTATTTTCCACTCGTATGTTAATGCCATAGTATTTCTTTTTAATAAATATTTATTTTTTCAAAATTATGATAATGTGTGATTAATTACTACTAATTCAAATTCATCACACATCTTTTCAGCCAAATAAGTATTGCTACCACTCCATGCATTTAATACATTGGTTGGTACATCCCATATTCCACTATTTATAATAGTATCAGGAACTGCATCAGATTCTCTATTCGGGTCTCTGAATCTTAATTCATATCTTAATCTACAATCATCCTTTCCTAAATCGTAACTCAGAATATTGGTTAAAACAACATTAATTGTTTTTCCAAATAAGTTTTTATTTTGTATTGTTGTTAGTATCATTGTGTATAAATATTTAATTATAAAGATTAACAATCTTCTAATTCAGATGCTGATGATATAACATTTCTATCTTTTAAATCTTCTACTAATTTTGCTTTCAAAAGTGGATATGCTTGTGCAAATATATCTGCACCTTGTAGAGATGAAAAATCAGCTACTGTTTTTTGATAAGACCTGCCATCAATTACTTCTGTTATAGATGCTGTCATTGGAATAGAATGCCAATGTGGTATTGCATCTACTTTTGCAAGAAATCTTTCATGAATAGGAGAACCAACTCTAGAAGCTATCGATGTTTCTATTAAATTAGCTTCTTCTTCACTCTTAAATACATTAACGTATAATTCAAGAGCTCCTTTGTTTCTATCTACAACATAACGATAAATTCTTACATAAGCTTCGTCTGTAACACCTTGAGATGTTCCTATCGTTGTATTAATTTTAATTGCCATAGTTATTCTATTTTATATATATAAATATATGGTTTTTATTCAAAACTCATTTTTTCTTTTAATTCTTTTAATTCTTTTTTAGTTTCATCTAACTCAGCTTTTAATTCTTTGATAGCTTCTAACAATAATGCTGGAATACCTCTATCTCTAACTGCCAAATAACCATCTTCACCTGCTCTTACTAAATCAGGAACAACATCTTCTATTTCCTGAGCTATGAATCCAATATCATGTCTTAACTTAGTTGTTTCATATTCGTCAGTTCCTTCTTTCCAATCATATTCAACTCCTCTCATTCTCATTACTTTTTCTAATGAGTTTTCTAAAGGTTTAATATTTTCTTTTAATCTGATATCCGATGGAGAACCATATGCAATAATGTTGTTTGATGCAATAATCACACCATCATATCTTAAGTTGATATTTGCACCACCACCTCTATTACCACTATGAATTCTTAAACCATAAGAAGCTCTTAATGCTAAGTAACCATCATTCAAGTCACACAGGTCACCATCATCCGATACCCAAACACCACCACCACCATAGTTATCAAAGTTTGAACGAAGTACATAAGGTACACCAAATGTTGTAGCTCCATCTGCATCCGCGTACCATCTTGGCCATCTAGAAGACCAACCACCTAAACGGAATACGTTATCACCATCCAATCCTAAGTTAATAGCGTAGTATCCACCTTTATGGTAAGACATGAATGCACCATTGTTACCAGTAGTGTAAGCCTGTAATGTTGATGAATCCGTTGAAGTTCCGTAATATGCTCTATTGTATAAGAAATAAATTCTACCATCAACAGTATCACCACCTCTAGCAATTGCCCAGTTAGAGTAGTTACCACTATCCAACATACCTCTCCATCCAGTGAATGAAGACCAAGTATTTCTAAAGTACATTGTTGATACAGGTCCACTTGCTAACTGCCATCCATATCCACAACCATATCCACAAGTATAGTGAGCTGCTTGAACCCCTACCCAGTGTGAAGTTCCCGGAGGTTGGTTGCCCGGATTAGACCAAGTATCAAAGAATCCACTACCCCAGTTCCAAACGTTGTTTAAATCTTCAGTACCCCATCCCATTGAACCAATCCAATAGTTACTATCTCCAGTGTAGTTATTTCTACGGAAGTTACCTTTACCTGTCAAACCGATTCTCATTTTAGAGTAATCATCAGTTCCCTGCCATCTAGTAGTTCCGTTTCCATCAAAGTAGAATGATGTATCGTTTGAATCGTAGAATATAGGTGCTCTTGAACTACCAGCCATTTCAGTATATCCACGATCAATACTAAAGTAAGAATTTCTAATCCATCTCCACACCCAACTATATGAGTTATCATGCAAACCAGTAGTATTACCACCATTATTATAATCATGCATTAATGTAATCTGAGAACCAATACCCCATCCGTTCCAGCCATTACGACCACTACCCATTGTAGTTACAGTTCCATATGGATTTCCCTGATTTTCAGGAGAAACAAATCCTCTACCATATGGTTGCCAATACATACCCTGTGATGTATTCTGTCTAAACCAATCGTTTATATATACGTTTGTAAATGTAGGTGAACCATCAGTTCTTACCGATTGATTAAGATGACTACTCATCCAACCTAAATATCCTAACCAAAGGTCACCACTTCTATTGATATATGCTCTTTCCGCACCACTATCAGTTCTGAATATAAAGTATCCAGATGATTGGTGTTGGAAGTACATATGCGTACTATGCCATTGAATCTTATTATATTCACCTTGCCATCCACCCATATCACTATACAACATATAACCAGGTTGGATATAGTGATTGTTTGAGTTTACAAAGTTCAATCTTGATGTACCAGTAGGGTCTGATCTGTATCCGGTATCATTTGTATCATACCAAATAGTTGCATACATATCACCACCAGTTCCGTAATATGTGTTACTTAACCATCTATTTTCCATAATGATTCTTCTACCATTTAAGTAAGAATCATCTACGTTGAAATAGAAGTTAGAAAGATTAGTATAAATGTGAGCATGTCCAGTGTTTGCAGGTCCAAATTGAATCCAACCAGATGGAGTATTATGTCTATAACCCCAATCACCACCTGCGAAATAATAACCACCATCACCATAATCCATTGATGATAAACGAGAACGTCCATTAGGATTTGCAAAGAATGCAGTATTTTCAGAATCATAAAATATTGGTGCTCTAAATGAACTTGCTTCAGATGTGTGGTCACTATATGTGTACAATCTAGCATTACCATTATATTGAGTTTGGAAACCAGGATTAGAACTACCACCATCAACCGTAGTTGAGTTTGCTATTATAAAACCACCTCTAATAAGGATAGAATCATCCGCATCGTTTTCAGTTCTAATAACTAATCTAGAAGTTTCACCACTTACACCATTTGTTGCAGTTTCATAATAAATTTGTGCACCATCCGATGGATAGTTTACACCACTTCTAAAATCAATAGTAGCTCTACCATATGTACTACTTGCTAATAACACAAGGTTTGCTGTTCCAGAACCATAACTACTTCTACCAGTTGAAACATTACTTGCTAAAGTTAAACCTCCTAAATTAGATGTACCATTAGGGTCTAAATAATATCCAGTATCAACCCTATCATAGAATGCTGATGCGTATGCGTTTCCACCAATATAAACGTGTCCAGGCCCTTGCTCAAATCTTATTTTTTCATATGCAGTTCTATTACCACTAACTCTTGAAGGTACTGTGTAACTTCTTAATTGGTTTGTAGAATCTTCTGCAGTAATTCCAAATGTGTTTGATGGATTATCATGATACAATCCCCACCCAGTATATGGTTCATAATCTGCGAATATTGCTGTCCATCCTTCCGGAGTTACTTGCTGAATTGCTATTGCTGCCCCAGAAGATGAAGTACCACTTGCGTTTACTAAAGTTGCTGGTTTGTTATACGTTGCATGATTTACTGAACCAGCTACGAGTATTGATACACCAGTATCTGCAAAGTTTGCATAATAAGCTGTATTATCACTATCATAAAAGTATGGTGCTCTCCAATCGGATGTTGCTGTTCCAGTACCAGTTATTACCATACCACCAGCAAAACCTATACGAGAATAAGTTGTACCATTATTTCTCATTGCTAAGTGATGGTCATATCCACTTCCATACTCATAACCCAATCCGTACATATTACCGATTGGCCAGCTTTCACCAATAGTCCAAATTACTTTTGAAGCAGTACTATTGATGTTATAATCCCCCATCAAACCACCATTATTATTACTAACAAGGTAATTTGAATATTTCATTCTACCATTAAAAGTTCCAGTATTTAATTGCGAATCAGATGCAGGGTCTAAATAATACCCGGTACTAGTTCTATCATATACAATATCCGTATAAAATGCTCCAAAATTATAAGTGTCACCATTTGGTTGTATTCTAAATCTTTCCGAATTATTATATGCAATTCTTAAGTAATTAGATGCCCCACTATCTACCAATACATTGAATCTATTACTTTGGTCAGATGAATATAGATTTAAATGGTCATTCCATCCAGAACCAGCTGCAATAATATCAGTTCTTCTAAGGGTAGATGTACCATTAACATTCACATTACCTTGAAATGTTCTATTACCAGGCACACTTACTTTTATTACTTTCCAACCACTAATGTATGTAGTTCCACCACCAGTGTAGTTAAATAATGCTTGAGGTGTCCAATATTTTGTTCCACTTCTAAATTGTCCAGTAGATGTACCAAATCCTGTAATATACCCACTTACTTTAGTCCAAGAACTACCAGGGTTAGTATTTGACATTACCCAATATCCAAATGAACCGGGATTACCACCCAATGAAGTAAATGATTCATTGTAATCAATAGAACCCATATAGTGAGTGTTTGTTCCAGATACACTTCGTATCCAACACTCCATATAGTAAACATCGTTTGTATCTACTGGAATATAAGGGAATCCACTACTATAAGCCCCACCTACGTTTACACCACCTACTATTGATATAGCATAACCACCAGGTGCAGTTGAATCGTTTACCCAAGTTACGTTACCACTATTAAAATATGCCTGTAATTGAGTATTATTCCAAATTGGGTCAAACTCAAATACAGTTTCACCAGTTGTATAATGTCCAATAGGATATCTACTACTATCAACTCTAGATTGGTCTAATGCTAAACTACTGAATCTTGAGTATGAATTAGGGTCTAAATAATATCCGGTACTTACCGAATCGTAGAATATTGGTGCTCTAAAATCACCAGTTGCTGCTGCAGTACCACTATTATTTACTGTAAATCTCCAATCACCAAGATAAACTCCCCACAAAGTTGAAGTTTGTGCTCCCATAAAGATATCAGAACCTCCATTATATGATAACCATACACCAGGAGAACCAGTATTTAAATATGGAGTTCCGTTTCCGTCTCCAATACTAATTCTATTTGAAAATCTAGATTGATTAAATCTTACAGTATCACTTGTACGAACTGCTTGATTTAAATAATCTGCGAATTGATAACTATCCCATAAGTCCGCATCAAGTCCACTACCAGCCCCGTCATTTCCATCATCCCATACTCTCCTCCAAGCTTGCGATGTGTTAATTGCAGTTGCGCTAAAACTTCTATAATACATAGAAGCGTTAGAACTAAATCCTAATTGACTATAGTAGTTACCAGGATGTCTATTAATTGTTATAACGGTATTTGAATTATCAGTAGCCGGAAATAATCCCGAAACACCATTACTAATCTGAGCGGTATATATAAGAGTACCATCACCAACTTGCGAAAGTAAATCACCACCATCAACCAATCTAGTTGCAGCAGTTGCTGTACCAGTTAAAGGTCCAGTTATACCTGCAAAAGTTACACTATCAGTTGTACGAACATTTTGGTTCATTAAATGAACTTCAGTTGCTCCTTGTCCACTATCAACAGTTCCACTAAGAACTAAATTACCAGCTATGTATGTGTTATCGTCGTGATACCATCTATCACTACCTTCATCCCAATAAAATTGTTTTGTTGCTGCATTGCCTCTCTTAACTTCTATACCAGAGTTTTCAGTTGGGGCAGTTGATGCTCCAATATCTGCGTTAAGTGTAATAATATTATCACCTACGTTAAGGGTTGTTGTATTAATATATGTCGTTGTACCACTTACAGTAAGGTTACCACTAATTGTAGCATCTCCAGTTACTGTCAATGTACTACCATCGAATCTTAAATTTGCTTCAACGGTTGCGTTTGGTGCAGTTCCATTTAATGTGATTACACCATTATCAGTTGTACCAGTTAATGAAAGTAATCCAGAAGAACCAGACGTACCAGACGTACCAGAAGTTCCTGATGTACCACTCGTACCAGAAGTTCCTGATGTGCCACGAGTTCCAGAACTTCCTGATGAACCACTTGTGCCAGAACTTCCTGATGAACCACTTGTTCCAGAAGTTCCCGAAGTTCCGCTTGTACCAGAAGTTCCCGATGTACCACGAGTTCCAGAACTTCCTGATGAACCACTTGTTCCCGAAGTTCCGCTTGTGCCGCTTGTACCACTACTACCACTTACTCCAGAAGTTCCTGATGTTCCAGAAGTTCCTGATGTTCCAGAAGTTCCACTACTTCCACTAACTCCACTTGTCCCAGAAGTTCCTGATGTTCCACTTGTACCACTACTTCCACTAACTCCACTTGTCCCAGAAGTTCCTGATGTACCGCTTGTGCCAGATGACCCACTAATTCCAGAAGTACCTGATGTACCTCTCGTGCCAGAAGTACCACTCGTACCAGAAGTTCCCGAAGTTCCATTCGAACCACTAGCTCCAGAAGTACCTGATGTACCAGACGTTCCCGAAGTTCCGCTTGTACCAGAAGTTCCTGATGTACCTGCACTTCCCGATGTACCAGTATCACCTGTTCTAGAAAAACTTATTGTTAATTGAGATAAGTTTGGTGGTAACGTTCCTGCTACATAAGCAACAGGTATTTTATAATAACCAGCAGCTACTGTTATAGCTCCTGTAATTCTAAATGTATTATTTACAGTACCATTATCTCTAGATGTTAATGTTAATGTACCTCTAGCCGATGTTGTTGTACTATCATCCCAAGTATCATACCAACCAGTTTGTGTATTACCACTTTGGTCTAAGTTATCAATGTATAAAAAAGTTACTGAACCTATTGTAGCATTGTTATATTGTACTACTCCATTACCAGGATCAGAATCAGTTATTGTTGTTGAGAAATTATATTTTGTTCCACCACCTTGTCCAGAAGTTCCTGATGTACCTGATGTACCAGAAGTTCCTGAGGTGCCGCTTGTTCCAGAAGTTCCTGATGTGCCACTTGTACCAGAAGAACCTCCAGTACCACTAGCTCCAGAAGTTCCTGATGTACCACGACTTCCAGAAGTTCCCGATGTACCACTTGTACCGCTTGTGCCAGAAGTTCCTGATGTACCACTTGTACCAGCAGTTCCACCACTACCACTAACTCCACTTGTTCCAGATGTACCACTAGTGCCGCTTGTACCACTACTTCCCGATGTACCTCCCGTACCATTCGTACCACCTTGTCCTCCAGCTCCTGTTATACCACTTGTACCAGATGAACCAGAAGTTCCTGATGTACCAGATGTACCAGACGTTCCAGCCGTACCACTTATACCGCTTGTTCCCGATGTACCACGAGTTCCAGATGTTCCTGAAGTTCCATCTTGCCCAGATGTTCCACTACTTCCAGATGTTCCCGATGTACCTCCACTTCCAGATGTTCCCGATGAACCAGATGTACCCGATGTACCAGAAGTTCCTGATGTACCACGTGTTCCAGAAGTTCCCGATGAACCATCTTGTCCAGATGTACCACCACTACCAGAAGTTCCTGATGAGCCCGATGTTCCTGATGAACCAGAAGTTCCTGATGTACCAGAAGTTCCTGATGTACCAGAAGTACCACGCGTACCAGAACTTCCCGATGTACCAGAAGTTCCTGATGTACCGCTTGTTCCAGAAGTTCCTGATGTACCACTTGTTCCAGAAGAGCCGGATGTTCCACTACTTCCGCTTGTTCCAGAAGTTCCTGATGTGCCGCTTGTACCAGAAGTTCCTGATGTGCCGCTTGTGCCAGATGTTCCAGAAGTTCCAGATGTTCCAGAAGTTCCTGATGTACCAGACGTACCAGACGTTGCTGCTGCAAATCTTCTACTAATTCTTCCTGTTGTTGTATTAAGAACTAATACTTCATTTGTTGTATTATCGGTTGGTATTGTATCTCCAGTTACAAACATTGAACCACTTACACTAAGAGAACCAGTTATTTCTTGTCTATCAATAACGTTGTCACCAAATTTATTAGAACCAGATGAGAATATTACTGAAGATGATATGAATGTTGTATGTAATTCGGTTGTTGTAATTTTGCCTCCTACATTTAAGTTTTGGCTTATTACAACCGAACCAGTTATATTCGAATTTCCGTTTACTGCCAAACCATTACTAACTCTAAGTGAACCAGTTATGTTTGAATTTCCGTTTACTGCTAAACCACCACTAATTGAAGTTGGTACATTTACAACCAATCCAGTATTTGGTGAAATTATTGCAGTTGCTGAACCAGATTTAATTCTATCAATATCACCAATTGATGTAGCTGATATATTAAATAATCCACTACCGTCTCCTCTAAATAAAGATGCAGTTATGGATGATGAAACATTAAGTGAGCCTGATATTTGAGTATCTGCCTTTAATTGTAAAGGATTACTTCCAAATGAATCTATTTCATCCGTTTGTATTTTGGAAGCACTAAAATTTCCAACAACATCTACTGATTGTGATGAAAAACTAGCTATTCTGCTCCCACTTACAAATAAAGAAACTGTATCTTTATTTTGTTGATTTAAACCATTAGGATTGTTACCCAAATACTCCATTATCTAAAACTTTATGTTATTTCTAAAACCGAAACAATTACATCTGCCGAATTTGCTAACGATGATGTCACCGAAATAAAATCAGTTGCTTCTAATACCAACTTTTGTTCTCCACCAACTAATACATTTGAGCTACCAGGCATTACTAATGCATCTTTAACTAAATAAACAGCTTTGTTAGCTGATGTATCTCTCATCATTACACTTACTGAAATATTTTGTGATACAGAGTTTGCTATACTAACTCCTATAACTGTTGTTGATGTTGCGGCAGGTGTTTCATATACTTTCACACCATTCGTTCCAACAGAACCCGTAATACTATTTTTAAATGCGTTTGCCATTTCTTTTTATTTTTTTATCCTAATGCTATTGCAAAAGCTATTGCCGAATCCAATACACTTACACCATCTACCAAATACCCACCAGCTGTCAGATTCATTGAACCCGTCATAATTATAGAACCACTAACAGATAATTTATTAGTTACATTCAAATTACCAAATGATGCTTGTTGCACATCAATTTCTCCTTTAAATGAACCAGTTAAAGAGCCTGTGAATGAACCACTTAAATTTGCGTAAGCAGATGAGGCTTGAGTAATTGAGCCAGAAAATATAGGACTGTGTATAATCATTTATATTTATATACTTTTGTTATAGGTATAAATATAAACTATTTTCCTTTTAAGGTTTCACCGGCCAAGTTATACTAAATGGATTAGTTTGAGATGTAATATCTCTTAAAGATTGTCTGTATTCAGACCAAATTGCTTTTGTTTCGTTTGGTATATCTGCTAATTGTGTCCAATCACATTCAGATAATAATCCATTTCTAATTTCTCTAACAAAAAACCATTGATTTTCTATTCTATAATCAATTTCAGCTTGAGATGCATTAGTTTGAATCCAATTTTGATAATACACACCATCCGTTAAAACAGGAGTTCCTTCGATAATATTTTTTGTGTAATCATTTGGCATTGGGGTTGGAGTAACTACATACATACCCCATTCTGCTAAAAGTTCATTTGTTAAATTAGCATTAGCAGGAAAACTTACATTAGGATGTGATGTTCTTAACGTAGGTATATCGTATGGATAATTAATTGTATCATCTATTATTCTTAAATACATATTATTTAAAGTTTACAGGTATTGATGCGAAATTTGATAAACCAGTACAATTGTTGAATGCATCAGTTCCGGCTGGTGTTGGTGTTCTTAACCACAATGTAGGTGCAGTTCCTGTCAATGCATTTGTTGTAGAACTCATATTATATAAATTAGTAAATGTTGTTACATTTGTATTATTTGTAAATTGTAATACATTTGTTAATGCTCTACAATTTCTAAATGTACCAGAAAAACTAGTAACATTTACGTTTAAATCAAATAGTGTAGATGGTACTGATGTTAATCCAGAACATGCAAAGAAACAAGATGCAAAAGATGTTACCAATGGTACATTATCAAATAATCCAGTTGGTACTGTTGTTATTGTTGATATTGATGAAAATGCACTATTAAATGATGTTACATTTGGAGAAAAATCAAAAATATCTTCTGGTATTGTTGTTATTCTAGTACCATTCATAAAGTTAGTAAAATTAAGTACTTCGGATAAACCAGTATATCCACCAACACCACTTAAAGATGTACTACCAGGTATTGCTGTTAGATTTGTACAACCATAAAAGTTTATAGTTCTTAAACCAACCGTACCCCATTGTACTAATTCAGTAATAAGAGTTCTAATTCCAGCATTATTATTTACAGCAAACCCAGGCATAAATCCACTTATAGTAATTATATAAGTTCCAGCACTTACATATGTATGTACTCTATCTACAGAATTACTTGCAGTTATTATAGGTGAATTTGCACTTCCATCACCCCAACCAATTGTTAAAGATGGAGTAATTCCACCAAAATCAACTAATGGAGTTGTAAATACAGTATTAGCCGTAGTTGTTGTTATTTTAAAAACAAATGGATATTCCTGCGAACCATCTTGTGATACTAATCTTCTAAATATTCCCATAACTTTAAATATAATATTAATTAAAATTCTTACCGCCTACAAATCCATAATATGTAGTACCACCATTAAATGTGTAGAATACTAATACATCCACACCACCAGATCCTGTTAGGACTGGTGCATTTGGTCCATTAACCCAATCAATATTAGCAGGCCATGTCGGAGCATATGCTCCAGCGTTTACAGTTACTAAAGTAAATCCAAATGCGTTTGATGCAGGTGGGTTAGTAAATGTTATTGTTGGTGAACTATTAAATTGTCTTCTAAAATTGTTTGCTGTTGATAAATCTAAATTTACACTACCACCAGTTCCTAAATCATTATAAGTTTCTCTAAATGTTGTTGATGTAATATATGTAGAAGATACTATATTTCCAGTTACAGATAAACTAGTACCATCAAATGTAAAATTGCTTTCAACTCTTACATTTGGAGATGAACCTTCTAAAGTAAGAACGCCGTTATCAGTAGTTCCACTTAAAGATGCGAATCCAGATGTTCCAGATGTACTAATTGATGCAGTTCCAGAAGTTCCAGATGTAAATCCTGCAGGAGATGTACCTGAAGTTCCCGAAGTTACCCCATAGAATGATGTACCAGACGTACCAGCACTACCACCAGTTCCAGTTGTACCACTACTTCCAAAGAAAGTTCCATCCAAACCAGAAGTACCACCACTACCACCACTTCCAGACGTTCCAGAAGTGAAATTCGGAGGAGTTGTACCAGAAGTTCCCGATGTACCTGATTCTCCCGTAGAACCTAATGCTCCACTTGTACCGCTACTACCAAAGAATGTACCATTTAAACCAGATGTACCACCACTACCAGATGAACCAGAAGTTCCATTACCACTTGTACCACTTGTACCAGAAGTTCCTAAGACCCAGCAGTTCCTGTTGTACCACTTACACCAGATGTACCACTACTACCAAAATAAGTTCCATCAAATCCAGATGTTCCAGATGACCCAGACGTTCCAGCCGTTCCAGCCGTACCAGTTGTACCATTCGTACCAGAAGTTCCTGAAGTTCCCGATGTTCCAGAAGAACCAAAGAATGTACCATTCAATCCGGATGAACCAGAAGTTCCTGATGTGCCAGAAGTTCCTGATGTTCCAGAAGTTCCTGATGTTCCAGAAGTTCCTGATGTTCCATTAGTTCCAAAGAAAGTTCCATCTAAACCAGATGTACCAGATGTACCAGAAGTTCCTGATGTGCCTGATGTACCTGTTGTTCCTGATGTACCATTTGTACCATTTTGTCCAGAAGTTCCTGATGTTCCATTAGTTCCAAAGAACGTTCCATCTAAACCAGAAGAACCAGACGAACCCGATGTTCCATTACTTCCAGAAGTTCCATCTAATCCACTCGTACCATCGAATCCGCTCGTACCACTTTCACCAGAAGTTCCAGATGAACCAAAGAATGTTCCATCTAAACCACTTGTACCAGATGTACCAGAAGTTCCCGATGAACCTCCAGTTCCTGTTGAACCATCAGTTCCCGATGTACCAGCTTCTCCCGATGTACCATTTTGTCCAGAAGTTCCTGAAGTTCCATTACTTCCAAAGAACGTTCCGTTTAATCCGCTCGTACCACTTTCACCAGAAGTTCCCGATGAACCAGCAGTTCCTGTTGTGCCATTAGTTCCCGATGTACCATTAGTTCCAGAAGTTCCAGACGTTCCTGATGAACCAAAGAATGTACCATCTAAACCAGATGTGCCAGATGTACCAGCAGACCCAGTTGAACCATCAGTTCCAGACGTACCAGCCGTACCAGTTGAACCATCGGTTCCCGAAGAACCATCAGTTCCACTACTACCGTTTGTACCCGAAGTTCCATCTATACCAGAAGAACCTGTTGTACCCGATGTACCTTCAGAACCATTTGTACCAGAAGAACCAGATGAACCAGCAGTACCAGTCGAACCATCAGTTCCACTACTACCATCAGTTCCACTACTACCATTTGTGCCAGATGTACCATCTATACCAGAAGAACCGGTTGTACCGGATGTACCTTCAGAACCATTTGTACCACTAGTGCCAGACGTTCCCGATGAACCAGCAGTTCCCGTTGAACCATTCGTACCAGAAGTTCCATTTTGACCAGAAGTTCCACTAGTCCCATCTATTGCAGATGTACCAGCTGAACCAGTTGTACCGCTTGTGCCAGACGAACCCGATGAACCAGCTGTACCAGTTGAACCATCCGTACCAGAAGTTCCCGATGAGCCAGATGAACCAGCAGAACCTTCAGTACCAGATGTTCCCGAAGTTCCATCAGTTCCCTTTGAACCAGATGTACCTGCTGAACCCGATGTACCAGTTGTACCTGATGAGCCAGCGGAGCCTGACGAACCATCCGTTCCCGAAGTTCCATCTTCTCCAGAAGTTCCCGATGTGCCAGAAGTTCCCGATGTTCCCGATGTGCCAGAAGTTCCCGATGTACTACTTGTACCACTACTACCATCACTTCCAGAAGTTCCCGAGGTACCAGACGTTCCTGATGAACCCGTTGTACCAGAAGTTCCCGAAGTACCGCTTGTACCACTACTTCCGCTTGTACCACTACTTCCCGATGTACCAGAAGTTCCTGATGTACCGCTTGTTCCCGATGTGCCGCTTGTTCCCGATGTGCCAGATGAACCAGATGTACCATCAGTTCCCGATGTTCCAGAAGTTCCAGATGTACCACCCGAACCAGTTGTACCGCTTGTACCAGATGACCCAGATGAACCCGTTGAACCAGATGTACCATTCGTACCATCACTACCAGAAGTTCCCGATGTTCCAGAAGTTCCTGATGTACCTGCTTCTCCAGCAGAACCAGAAGTTCCTGATGTACCAGAAGTTCCTGATGAACCTCCACTACCAGATGAACCTGCCGAACCTCCACTACCAGCACTACCAGAAGTTCCTGATGAACCTCCACTACCAGATGAACCAGCAGTTCCGGATGAACCAGCAGTTCCAGATGAACCAGTTGAGCCCGATGAACCAGAAGTTCCTGATGTACCTGCCGTACCAGTTGAACCAGAAGTTCCTGATGTTCCAGAAGTTCCCGATGTACCTTCAGAACCAGTTGTACCCGATGTACCACTACTTCCAGAAGTTCCCGAAGTACCGCTTGTACCAGAAGTTCCTGAAGTTCCTGATGTGCCAGATGAACCTGATGTACCAGCTGAACCAGTCGTACCACTACTTCCAGATGAACCAGACGAACCACTACTTCCAGAAGTTCCAGATGTTCCTGATGAACCCGATGTACCCGATGTTCCAGATGTTCCAGATGTTCCCGATGAACCAGAAGTTCCTGATGTTCCAGAAGTTCCTGAAGTACCCGAAGTTCCATCTATACCACTAGTTCCAGAAGTTCCAGAAGTTCCTGATGTACCAGACGAACCACTACTTCCAGAAGTTCCCGATGTACCAGATGTTCCAGAAGTGCCGCTTGTACCACTACTTCCAGATGTACCAGCCGTACCACTACTTCCAGAAGTTCCCGATGTTCCTGTTGTACCAGAAGAACCAGATGAACCATTTGAGCCGGATGTACCAGAAGTTCCTGATGTGCCAGATGTTCCCGATGAACCAGAAGTTCCCGATGTGCCAGATGTACCAGCAGTTCCATCAAATCCAGATGTACCACCAGTTCCAGATGAACCAACTGCAGCTGCTATATTTCTTCTTTCTAATTTTTTTGTTATATCATTCCAAATAACAACATTCTCAGATGAACCCGTTGGTAATGAATTTAATAACATACTACCACTAACACCCAAACTACCACTAATAGTTAAGTTTGCATTAATGTTACTATCTTTGTTTACTTGTAAGAATGATGCTGTATTTACACCTTCCGCATTTAAAGCGTAAAGAGCGTATGATGCGGTGAATGCTAAAGATGCAGTTCCAACTAACATTGAAGAAGTTTGTGAACTAAGTAAATCACCAATACCACCACCAGCGCCCCCACCACCCAATATCGTTACCAATACCCCATCTGAACCAGATGGTGTAACGCTTACACCACTACCAGTAAAGTTAATTTTTGCAGTTTGTGATTTTGCTAATGAGCTTGTGTAATAAACAAATAATTCAGTACCACCACCTGCTCCTGCATTTAATGCATATGATGCAGTTAATGCGTAAGAAGAACTTACTGCTCTAAATACAGACATAGAAGATGTTTGGTTATTTCTTACAAAATTTTCCAAATCACCCAATGCTGCCAATGATGCTGAATTAAATCCAACAATACTTTCAGCGATACCAGCTCTAACTGCATATGATGAAGATAGTACATTTCCAAATACTCTATCACCAGTTATTGTACCATTAATTAACGAACCACCGCTTCCAATTACAACGTGTCCAGAAGTTAATCCAGCAAATTTAATTTGAATAGTATCTTCATCAATTGATTTAACAGTACCAGGTAGGATTTGGTCTTCAGAACCAGTTGCGTACACCTGAACCATAGGATATAAAATTCCTAAGTTGTGCACAATTGTTAAATCACTTACATTACTAAATGATACAGTTTCCGTTAATGTTGTTTCAGGTTGTGGTACAAAATATCCTCTATTCTCATCGTATCTTAAAATATCATATTCTGCAGATGCGGTTGGTCCTACTCCTTTGAAATTATATGTACCTAAGAATGAACCACTAATTAATGGAGAGAAAATATAATTACTTCCAGTAATACTATTTGCTCTTAAATTTTTATCAACATACATATCACCATAAAAAGATGATGATGCGTTTACTACGAATCCATTATTAGGCGATATTGATGCTGTAAATGAACCACTCTTTAATATAAATGTTTCAAATGATATATTTGCTAAACTAATATTTGTTAATCCACTACCATCGCCATAATATGCTGAGCCACTTTCTACTACAACATTTCCACCAGTCACAAACAATCCACCAGTAACACTTAAGTTACCAGACACAAATGTTCTAGTTCCAATTTGCAATCCTTTGTCTGGCGATATTACTGCCTGAACTGAACCTGATTTAATTCTATCTAATTGTAAATCCTCTAATGCGTTTGCAGGTATATTAAATAAACCACTACCATCACCATCATAACGAGATGCGGTTATCGGAACGTTTACATCAAATTTATTTGGGTCTACTATTGCTCTACCAGATCCAGAAATAATTCTATCTAATTGTAAATCTTCTAATGCCGATGCTGGGATATTGAATAATCCACCACCATCTCCTTCATAACGAGATGATGATATTGAACCACTAATAATTACAGACCCAGTAAATACAGAACCATAATAAGAACCTGAATTAGAACCTACACTACTAAATGTACCAAGAGTATTAACAATAAATTGTCTTCCACTTTGTACAGATGCCGTTGCCGAACCACTTGATATCAAAGGTGCTGCCGATGCCTGTACATTAGTTAATTGAGAACCATCTCCACTAAATGAAAATGCTCTGATACTACCACTAACATCAATTGAACCCGTAAATCTAGAACCAATAGCTGAACCAGTTGCTCCAGTTGTTACTATGAATGTATCACCACTTGCTACCGATGCCGTTGCCGAACCACTTGCTATAAATGGTGCAGCTGCTGCTACAACGTTTGTAATATATCTACCATCACCAATAAAGAATTGAGATTGTAAACTTCCACTAATATCAACACTACCAGTTATACGAGTACCAATTTGATAATTAAGACCAGAACCAGTTGCTCCCGTTGTTACCACAAATGTATCACCACTCGTTACAGAAGCTGTTGCAGAACCACTTGCTATCAATGGAGATGCTGCTGCTACTACGTTTGTTATAAATCTACCATCACCAAAAAAGAAATTAGTTGCTCTAATACTTCCACTAACTTCAATTGAACCAGTGAATTGAGAACCTAATTGAGAACCAGTTCTATCAGTAATAACTTTAAATCCTTCATCAGGTGTTACAGATGCTGTTACAGAACCACTTTTAATTTCAGTAGATATTAATGCATCTTCTGTTAATGCTGAACGAGGTATATTTCTTAAATGAGTACCTTCCGCATATATAAATGAAGATGATTCTATAAATAATCCGCCACTATTATCGTTAATATAAACACTACCACTTACTGATATAGACCCAGTAAATTGTGATGCAATTGATGCCGTAAATATTCCAGCCTCACCAAATGAAGATGTAAACGGAGTAATAACTCTAAATCCAAAGTTAGGGGATACCGATGCAGTTACAGAACCCGATTTAATTTCTGCTGATATTAATGCATCTTCCGTTAATGCTGCTCTAGGAATTTGTCTTAAGTAAGTTCCTACAGCGTATATAAATGATGATGAATCTATTAAAATACTACCACTAAATGATGAACCACTTTGAAATGATTCAACAATAAATCCATTATTAGGAGATACTGATGCAGTTACGCTTCCACTAGCTATTCTAACTGAATCTTCAGTTATAGCAGAACGAGGGATATCAAATAAGCCCCTACCACTACCACTATACATTGAAGCGGTAACATTACCAATTACTTTTGTTTCTCCAATTAATTTTATTTCAGCAGGTATTACTATCGAATTAACAATATTAATAGGACCTGCCATTGATGAGTGTAATTGGCAATTATAATATAATAAATCAGGAGAACCAGATGGTGGGGTGAATGATATTATACCATTATCATCCCCATTATTTGTTACACCATTATTATATATATCTCCAGTACCAGTAGATTGTACTGTTTTTATCAAAAATGGGTGGCCACTTGCATTTATGTTAAATGTGTAATCTACACCTCTTACTAAAGTTAAAGTTGGGTTTGAACCACTTATTAATCCGTTACTAATATTATAAAGACCACTACCTTCATTTGTTACAATAATTACTGTATCTATATCATAACTAGGGGTATTTCTTGCAGATGATGATACAATAAAACTACCATCAAATCTAGAATGAGTATTTACTTCAAATCCTTCAGTTGGTGATATTGATGCGGTTGCACTTCCACTAAATATTTTTGTTGAATCTATTGCTAAATTAGCTAATGTAATATTATTAAGGAATCTACCATCCCCAATAATAAATGAACCACTCCTTACAAGCACACTACCGGTTATATTTACACTACCAGTAAATTGAGAACCACTTTCTGCTGATTTTACTATGAATCCAAAGTTAGGAGATACTGATGCGGTTACCGATCCTGATTTGATTTCAGTTGATATTAATGCATCTTCACTAAGAGCATTTCTAGGGATATTTCTTAAATAAGTACCCTCACCATAATATGCAGATGATGAATCCAATATTAATGAACCAGATGTTGTAGTTACTCTTAAACTTCCAGTAATTGCAACACTACCAGTAATTCGTGAACCATTTGCTGCAGATTCTACAATAAAACCTCTATCAGGCAATGCCGATGCCGTTACACTTCCACTTGCGATTCTAAATAATTCTTGAGATAGTGCTGAAAATGGTATATCGGTTAAACCAGCACCACTACCACTAAATACGGATGCTGATACACCCATTCTAAATAATGAACTACCACTTACTTTTAAAATACCGCTAAATATAGAACCACTAATAACAGATGTTACAAGAAATCCAAAATTAGGTGAAACTGATGCAGTTACCGAACCACTAAAGATTCGTGATGCATCTAAATCAGATATTGCTGCGGCTGGGATATCAAATAAATTTCTACCACTACCACTAAAAGATGAGCCAGATATAATAGATACAGATCCAGATATTTTTAAACTACCAGTAAATTGAGAACCAATGGTTGGCGATACTACTACAAATCCAAAATTAGGCGATACTGATGCGGTTACACTACCACTAGATATTCTAGATAATTCAAATGATAATGCAGATTGTGGTATATCAAATAATAATCTACCACTACCACTAAAAGCAGAACCACTTCTAGCTTCAATATTACCACCAGTTACAAATAAAGAACCGGTAAACTGCGAACCAAATTCTGCAGATACTACTCTAAATCCTTCATAATTTGGATTAACAGACGCAGTTACAGAACCACTTGCTATTTTTGTAGATATATCCGCTGGTACATTTCTTAATCCACTACCATCACCAGTAAATGAACCTGTGAAAAAGGATGCGCTAACCGCAAATGCTTTTACACTTCCGCTAACATCAATTGAACCCGTAAATTGAGAACCAAATGCCGAACCAGTTGCTGATGTTTCTACTCTAAATCCAAAGTTAGGAGATACTGATGCTGTTACAGAACCAGATGCTATTCTAAATGCATCTCCAGTAAAAGCAGAACGAGGAATATTGAACAATCCACCACCATCACCTTGTATAAATGAGCCACTAAACGAACCAGTAAATTCTCTTGCTCTTACATAATCTCTTACATATAAACCACCACTAATTGCAGTATTTCCTTCAAATAAAATTCTATTTGGTAATAATATTGCATCTACAATATTAATTTGCCCGGCCATTACAGAATGGAATTGACAATTATAATAAAGTGTATCAGGTGAACCTGCTGCAGGTGTAAATGTTATTATACCAACATCATCCCCATTATTAGTTACGCCTGTATTATATGTACTTCCCGGCCCAGTAACATTTGCTGTTTTAATATAAAAAGGATGTCCTGATGCATTTAAATTAAATGTATAGGTTACACCTCTTACTAAAGTTAATGTAGGATTATCACCTACAGCCCCACCAGTAAACACATATGATGCAGCTAAATTATTTGTTACATTAAAAACATTATTTATTGATGCAGTTGGAAATATTTCAGCAGATGATGATACAACAAAACTACCACTAATAGTTGAACGAGTATTAACTCTAAATCCAAAATCAGGACTAATAGATGCACTATATGAACCAGAAAATATTAACGATGTAT